TCGGAAAGAGATTTGACTTTTGTTGCACAAAGTGTGGGTGTAACAACCTTAGGTTTAGTTGGTGAGACATTACAAGGTCCCGCTTTTGAACCTATTTTCATTACAAATTTTGATGAGTACCAAGTATATTTTGGAGGTACTAGTCCTGAAAAATTTGTAAACACACAAATACCTAAATATGAGACATCATATATAGCTAAAGCATATTTACAACAATCTAACCAATTGTTTGTAACTAGGGTTTTAGGTTTATCAGGATACGATGCCGGACCATCTTGGTCTATCGTCACTATTGGTAACATTGAACCATCAACAATTAGAGCAACTGGAACTACATCCCCATCAGTTTTACAATTTACAGGAACAACAGGGGCAAGTACAAACATAACCATCACTTCGATACCAACAATATTACAAAGTGAGTTTTATAATCCATATACACAATTTGACGGAGGAACGTCAAGTTTAAATTTAGATTTTCAATCATACATTGCAACACAACTTGGTTATTATGCAACCGGTTCCGCATTGTCAGGTTCAACAGCTCAGTTTTGGGGGTCAGTTAGTAGCACAACATTTAACGCCATAACAGGTGTAACATTAAATGGAACGGGTGCCATTACAACTACTTCAGAAACTTTTGGTGTTAACAATGTTAATTTAGCTTCGGCTAATTTATCGGCTACAACAAACGATGCTTGGTATTACGCATTATTTGAGCCAGGAGCATCTAACCCTATGACTACATATTACGGATATAGTTTTGGAGCGGCAATTGCAACTATTGCAACAACACCAACATCAGGAGTATTTTCAGGAACTGTTACAATTAGAACAACTAATTTTACGGCTTCAGCAAATACACAATTTGATGATTTAGTAGTAGCCACTTTAAGATCCAGAGGTATTACAAATTTTTCATCCTCACAACACGGACCGTTATATCAAGTAACGGGTACGACTAATGTAAATATGGTTTGTAGTGGTAACTACTCAGCAATAACAAGTAATCCTTACGCAACTTTTGCGATAACGGGAGTAACTAAAGATAATGATACGTTTAGTTTTGAAACGTCTATGACATCAAGTGATTCTCAATACTTATCTAAAGTATTTGGTAGAAGTAACTTTGCAAAAGATAGAACTGAAGTTCCTTTATTTGTTGAGGAGGTTTACAGTAGTCTATTACTTAATGGTTACAGACAAAATAAGATTAGAGGTTTAAATTGTGATTTAGTTAAATTACAATCTGCAAAATCTTTAAATACAAACTCAATAGGGTTCTATTTAGAACAATACCAAACACCTGAAACTCCTTACATCGTTTCAGAATTAAGAGGTAGTAAAGTTTATAAATTATTTAAATTCAAACTTATTTCTGACGGTAACGCAGCTAACCGATTGGTTAAAATATCAATTGGTAACATATCATTTAATAACGGTACGTTCGACGTATTCATTAGAGATTTTTATGACAACGACCAAAACGTAAGAGTTATTGAAAGTTTTACTAACTGTTCATTAGACCCAACATTAAATAATTATGTGGCTAACAAAATTGGTACATCGAATGGAGAATACAATTTAAATTCTAAATATGTGATGTTAGAAATGGGTGATGAAGCACCTATAGATGCATTACCTTGTGGATTTGAAGGTTACGTTATGAGACAATATGCGAACGCAACTCCACCATTCATTGTGTATAAAACTAAATATCTTAAACCGGGTGAAGTTGTTTATAACCCTCCTTTTGGTTCTACAAATGGTGGAGATAACCCTGTTATATCGAATGGTGAAAACCCAAGAAAGGCATACTTAGGGATATCTAATATCAGTGGTGTTGATTATGACTTTTTTGATTACAAAGGAAAACAACTACCAACAAACATTGAGACAGATACTACAGGACCTTTATGGGGTTACCAAGTAAAAGGATTCCACATGGATAGTGGAGCAACTATAGTTACCGTTGGTCCTGGTTATATCACTTCAGGACAATCGGCGTTTGAAGTTGGAGTTGGATCGTTTAATTCTGAACCTCTCGATGTGGATAATCCATACTACAGATTAAACACTCGTAAGTTTACATTATATCCTGCGGGCGGTTTTGACGGATGGGATATCTATAGAGAATATAGAACTAATGGTGATACTTACGCACTTGGTCAAACAGGATACAAGTACGGGGCGGCACCTTCAACAACATATCCTACAGCAACTGGATGGGGAGCATTTAAACAAATTTCAGGACCTAACCAAGAAACTTGGGCAAATACTGACTACTACGCATACAAATGGGGTCAAACAACATTCAACAACCCTGAAGCGGTTAACATTAACGTATTCGTTACTCCTGGTATTGATTATGTTAATAACTCAAACTTGGTTGAGGATGCGATTGATTTGATAGAATCGGATAGAGCGGATTCAATTTATATCTGTACAACTCCTGACTTCAATATGTTCTTACCGTCATGGAATGATGTGACTGAAGGTTTAATTTACCCACAAGAAGCGGTAGATAACTTAGAGGAAACAGGAATAGATTCAAACTACACGGCATCTTATTACCCATGGGTGTTAACAAGAGATAGTGTTAATAATACACAAATCTATTTACCACCAACTGCCGAGGTAGTTAAAAACTTAGCGTTGACTGATAATATCGCATTCCCTTGGTTCGCATCTGCGGGTTACACAAGAGGTTTAGTGAATTCAATTAAAGCAAGAAGAAAGTTGACTCAAGAAGATAGAGATACTTTATACAAAGGAAGACTTAATCCAATTGCAACCTTCTCTGATGTTGGTACGGTAATTTGGGGTAACAAAACAATGCAAATCAAAGAATCTGCACTTGACAGAATCAATGTAAGAAGATTATTATTACAAGCTCGTAAATTAATTTCAGCAGTAGCAATTAGATTATTGTTCGAACAAAATGACGACAAAGTAAGACAAGACTTCTTAGATTCAGTTAACCCAATCTTAGACCAAATAAGAAGAGATAGAGGTTTAATTGATTTCCGTGTGACGGTATCTAACACTCCTGAAGATTTAGACTCAAACACTTTAACAGGTAAGATATTCTTAAAACCTACAAGAGCGTTAGAATATATCGACATTGAGTTCGTGATTACTCCGACGGGAGCATCTTTTGATGACGTATAATTAAAACAATAAAAAAGTGTAATGGGGGGTAGAAATATCCCCCATTATATATTTATAGTAAAATACTATTATGAAAATAGAGAAAAAAATTATTAAAGAATCCGTTGGTGACCAAAAAAAAGGATATGAAAGTTTTTCTAAAGTGAAACAAAATATCATTTTGACTGAGAAACAATTGGAAAAATTATTGTCAGTAATTAAAAAATAATGAATATTAAAAAACACGTTTACTCTTATTTAGGTAAGAAAAATTTAAATGAGGGAATAGATGAGTCAGGTACTCCTGACACAAAATATTATGCATTCGATTGGGATGATAATATTGTATTTATGCCGACTAAGATTATGGTTATGTCTGAAAACGAAGAAGAGGTTGGAATGTCAACTGAAGAATTTGCAGAACATAGACATCAGTTAGGTGTCGAACCTTTTAGTTTTAAGGGTACCATGGTTGTTGGTTATGCTCCTGACCCGTTTAGATATTTTGGAGTTCAAGGGAACAAACGTTTTGTTTTAGACTCTATGACGGCTAATTTAGGTCCGTCTTGGAATGATTTTGTAGAATGTATTAATGGTGGTTCAATATTTGCTATTATCACCGCTAGAGGACATAATCCCGAATCTTTAAAAGAAGCGGTTTATAATTTTATAGTGGGTAACCATAATGGAATCAATAGTAAGACTCTTGTAGAAAACCTTAAAAAATATAGGGATTTCGGATTAGAGACGGTTTCTGAACAATCAACATCATTAAGATTTTCAAATAAAGAAATTATCGATGAGTATTTAGATATGTGTCGTTTTGAGCCGGTTACTTATGGACAAGGTAGTGCTGCGAATCCTGAAGAGTTAAAAATAGTCGCGATGAGAAAATTTATTACCTATTGTCAAGAAATGGCTCAAGAGATTGGAAAACGAGCAATGTTCAAAAATGATATGACTAACCAAGAATTTACACCAAAGATTGGTTTTTCAGATGACGATCCTAGAAATATTGAAAAGATGAAAGGATTTTTAGAAAAAGAATATCCAGAAGGACCAGTAAGAACATATTTAACTAAAGGAGATATAAAAACTGAAGTATAATATATATAAGTAATGTTCTAGTATAAGAATATTTTATTTCTGGACCAAAGTAAATAGAAAAAAATTAAAAGACTAGATATTTATTAATAAAATAAAAAAAACAAAAAAATTTAGATAATGGCTGATTTGTTAATGAAAATGCCCTTTCAGTATGAACCGAAAAGAGCAAACCGATTTATATTGACTTTCCCAACTTCATTGGGGATAAACTCTTGGTACGTTGAAAGTGCTTCAAGACCTAGTATTAAAATTGAATCAAAAGATATACCTTTCTTAAATACTAAAACTTATGTTGCTAGTAGATTCGAATGGGAAACTATTTCAGTTAAATTTAGAGACCCAATCGGTCCGTCTGCCGCTCAAGCATTAATGGAGTGGGTTCGTTTACACGCGGAGTCAGTAACAGGACGTATGGGTTATGCTGCGGGATACAAAAAAGATGTTGATTTAGAAATGTTAGACCCAACAGGAGTAGCCGTAGAAAAATGGATATTACAAGGTTGTTTCTTAACTGATGTTAAATTTGGTGATGTTGGATACGATAAAGACGATATTATGACCATAGATGCAACATTAAGACCTGACCGTTGTATATTAGTTTACTAATAAACTTTTCATAATTACATT